GTCCTAAAGGTGAGCAATATCCTATTACACCAGAACGTTTTGCAGAACTTAAAGATGACAATGGTGACGGTACCGCTAGTCCTAAAAAAATTATTAAACTAGCAAAAGTAGCAGATCATAGTGGCACAGTGAATACCAGCTGGGGTGATCCTATGCATTATAATCCTGGAGAAGACATCATTGTTCGTCACGGTCCTAATGATTATGGGGTTGTGAAAAAAGATATTTTCAAGCAAACTTACACAACAGCAGAGGAATAACAATGCCAAAGGCAATTAAAATTAACGAAAATTTTTCTCTCAATTTTAGTAGCAGAGAAGCAGACAGTGGAGATACTGTTATGGATTGTAATATTAACTTTGACAATCCTAAAGATGATAGTACAATTATTCATAGACTGAATACATGGCTTAATGCCATTGGTCGTTCAGACATCGTAGTTGTACCAAAAGAGTATCCTAAGGGAGTAAAGTAATATGGCAAAAGCATTTGATATTAGTAAATTTAGAAAAAGTCTTACAAAAAGTATTGAAGGTCTTGGTGTAGGTTTTAATGATCCCACCGACTGGGTTTCAACAGGCAACTACGCTCTTAACTATTTGATCAGCGGCGACTTTGCAAAAGGCGTGCCACTAGGCAAAGTTACTGTGTTTGCCGGCGAAAGTGGTGCAGGTAAGAGTTATATTTGTTCTGGTAACTTAATTCGTCACGCACAAGAGCAAGGTATCTATGTAGTTCTTGTTGATACAGAAAACGCTCTTGACAAAGAATGGTTGGAAGCACTAGGTGTAGATACTAGTGAAGAAAAGCTTCTTAAACTGAATATGGCAATGATCGACGACGTTGCTAAAACCGTCAACGAGTTCATGAAAGAGTATAAGGCCATGCCCGAAGGAGAACGTCCTAAGGTATTGTTTGTATTAGACAGCTTGGGCATGATGTTAACTCCTACAGATGTTAATCAGTTTGAAGCAGGAGATCTAAAAGGTGATATGGGTAGAAAGCCAAAAGCACTTACGGCGCTGGTTCGTAACTGTGTTAATATGTTTGGTAGTTACAATGTTGGCTTGGTGGCTACTAATCACACATACGCATCGCAAGATATGTTTGATCCCGACGACAAGATCTCGGGAGGACAAGGATTCATTTACGCATCTTCTATCGTGGTTGCCATGAAGAAACTCAAGCTCAAAGAAGATGAGGATGGCAATAAGATCAGTGAAGTACGTGGTATTCGTGCTGCCTGCAAGATTATGAAAACACGTTACGCCAAACCTTTTGAAACAGTATATGTTAAGATTCCTTATGAAACAGGCATGAATCCCTACAGCGGGCTAGTAGATCTGTCAGAAGGAAAAGGCATGCTGGTCAAGGATGGTAATCGTTTGAGTTACACTACTAACGATGGCGAAATTCTCAAGTTCTATCGTAAGGAATGGGAACGCAACGAGCAAGGCTGCTTAGACAAACTTATGGAAGACATTACCAACAATGGTGAAAAAACCGTTTCTGAGATAACTAATACAGTTGATACCGAAACGGAGGGAGCGTAATGAAAGAAGATTTGATTGCAGATATTTGGACCTTGGTTGTAGAACATATTCCTGAAAAATATCGTAAGGATGTGGCATCCGACTTCATCAATACTTTAATGGATTATGGTATTAAAGAAAGTGTTCTTGAAGGTCTTCAAGGAGTAGACCCCTATCTAGATACTGCCATCGAATATGTGATCGATGGTGAAGATTTAGAAAGTGATGATGACGAGGAATATGATTACAACGAAGACGAGGAATAAATGAATTGGTACGATCGGGTTTCGAAAGATATATCATCTATTCCTGATGCCGCGGCATACTACGAAGCCGAATTACTAGCAGCTAAACAAGATACTCGCATAGCGGGAAATATTGAAAAGGCATCAGCTGCAATGCCCGGCATAGTTGAAAACCGATTTAACCAACTGCAAGAAATTGAAGCAATTCTAGAATACTTAAATATTGAATTGCGTAGACTTCGTAGTCAACATTTCCGTAAATATCTAGAAAATTATCAACGAGCTTTGTCCTCTAGAGACTGTGAAAAGTTTGTAGAGGGCGAAGCCGATGTTGTAGACTTTGAAAAAATTATCAACGACTTTGCTTTATTGCGTAACAAGTGGTTAGGTATTATCAAAGCCTTAGATCAAAAACAATGGCACCTTAGCAATATTGTTAAGCTAAGAGTTTCAGGATTAGAAGACGCCACTCTTTAATTTTGGTCATAATATGACCATATAAATAAGACTATGAAAATAGTCTTAGTTACAGGTGGTTTTGATCCTTTACATTCTGGGCACATTGCCTACTTCAAAGCAGCAAAAACTCTTGGCGATAAGCTAATTGTAGGTTTAAACTCTGACGAGTGGCTGCAACGCAAAAAGGGTCGAGCGTTCATGCCTTGGAACGAACGCCTTTGCGTCGTAAACAATTTATCAATGGTAGACGAAGTCTATACCTTTGAAGATGACGACGGCTCGGCTCGACACTTCATTCAGCAAGTTCGAGCTCATTATCCAGACGCAGAACTAATCTTTGCCAACGGCGGAGATCGAACCAAAGACAACATTCCAGAAATGGATGTTATAGATTCTAATCTTACTTTTTCTTTTGGTGTCGGTGGTGAAGATAAAAAGAATTCTAGCAGTTGGATATTAGAAGAATGGAAAGCTCCTAAAGTTAAACGCCCATGGGGATATTATAGAGTCATACACGAAAACGGTAATTATGTCAAGGTAAAAGAACTGGTAGTAGATCCAGGTAAGCATTTATCAATGCAACGACATACAGAAAGAGCAGAGCACTGGTTTGTTGCTGACGGCCGAGCTACTGTTTACACAGTCAACGTAAAATCTGATTATGAACTTGAAGGAATTTATGAACAATTTCAACATGTTCATATTAGACACAGACAATGGCATCTGCTAGCCAATGAAACTAATGAACCTCTAAAAATTATAGAAATTCAATATGGTAATAATTGTGTAGAAGAGGACATAGAAAGAAAATGAAAGTTTTTGTTGGCTATGATATAAGAGAAGATATTGCATATCAAGTATGCGAGTACAGTATTAAAAAACATAATTCTTCTGCAGAAGTAATTCCCTTAAAACAAAGAGAATTAAGAGAAGCAGGTACGTATACTAGAGCTGTGGATCCTTTAAGTTCTACAGAATTTACATTTACTAGATTTCTAGTTCCTTATCTTAGTGATTACAAAGGATGGGCAGTATTTGTAGATTGTGATTTTGTTTTTGTTGACGATGTAAAAAAATTGTTCAACGAAGCAGATGAAAAATATGCAGTAATGGTAGTAAAACACGACTACACTCCGGCCGAAGGATTTAAAATGGATGGGTGTAAACAACTGCCCTATCCAAGAAAAAATTGGAGTTCTACAATATTATGGAACTGCGGCCATCCATCTAACAAGGTATTAACTACAGACGTTGTCAACACACAAACAGGACAATATCTTCATAGATTCCAATGGTTAAAAGACGAAGAAATTGGAGAATTAAAACCAGAATGGAATTGGTTAGCCGGATGGTACGAGGAACCATCAAATGGTTCCCCAAAAGCCATACACTATACAGAAGGTGGTCCTTGGTTCAAAGAATATAGACGTTGTCCTTATCACAAAGTCTGGAAAAAATATCTTAGAGAAATGTTAAAATGAATGACTGGATTTTTTTAAGCAATCATAAACAAGATCCTTTTATAAATTCTTTCGCCGCCGGCTGTGGGTCCTCACCGGTCGATCCTGATGAATTTGATTATGAAGAATCTAACCTTCCTTTGTGTTTTAGAGGAATCCTAAAGAAAAAAATAATTAAACAATGTTGGAAAGATCAAAGAGATTTTTATTATATGGATACAGGTTATTTTGGCAATGAACCTACATCCTATAATCCACATGGTTTTAAAATTTGGCATAGAATTGTAAAAAATAATTTGCAGCACAGCGAAGTAGTAAAGAGACCCTCTGACCGATGGGATAAATTAAAAAAGAATA